TGCATCGTGACCATGATATACGCCTTGGAAAAGTTTTTGAGGCATACGATGTCAGAGGTCAGGTTCCCGTCAGCCTGGGGCGGCAGTCCAACAACATGCTTAATTTCTTGGGGCAAACATTTAATCATTTGTTTAATCCTCCCTATTCTAATTTTAAACTACCCGGCTATTAGGCGCGGGTAGCCAGAGTTACAAACGAGCTGCGCTGATTGGAGCTGTTCTTGATAGTCAGAGCCGACCGGCGCTTAGGCATACCATTAGCCCGGAAAATAAACCGGAAACAATTCTGAGCGGTCAGGAACTGCACATGGATAGAGGTTGCCGCATCGATGCCGCCCTTGTAAGCCAGCATGTACTGAGACAGATCCACCAGGTTGATGTCTCCAACGGTGCCAAGCGCCGAGCAGTGATCGCTTTCCAGAATCCTCTTGCCGCGGAGGGTATCCAGGGTTCCTTCAGCAGTGGCAGGTAGGTAAACAGGCACTCCACCGACCCCAACCGGGAAGGACAAGAAGTCTAACTGCTCATGGCAGTCCGGGTGCATAACCCAGGCCAGGCCCGCAGTTTTGTCCAGCGCACGATTGTACATCTTGGAAATGTTATTCCACAGAATAGTGGCCGCCGGTTGCCCGCCTTCTTTCGCCACGCTAACGGTTCCGCCACCTGCCAAGAATCCCAGAGGCTTGCCTACGCCAGTCCCAGAGATAATGGTGTTTTCCAGTTCTCTGCGGATAGCCGTGGTAAACGCACGGGTATAAAGCTCATTCACGAAACTGGAGTCTTTTTCAAGCTCATAGGTCGCATAAGCCAGCCCCATGAGTTTTTGGAGTACCAATTCACGTTCCACCAGGGTCGGATTAGATGCAGTTACTGCCGCTGCCTCAGCTGCCCAGTACACCTGAACGCCGCCGAACACGGTAGTGGCTATGCTGGTCTCATCAACATCGACCCACTTAACGGAGTTAGAGCCGTCGGTCACTTCATAACTGTCAACCAAGTCAAGGATCTGACTCTCCTTTACCGCGCTGCTCATCATTAATCCCGCAAAGTCGGTCTGCACTGCAAAGCCGCCATCGGAACCGAGCCCCTCATTGCCTCCCAGCGGCAGGTTGCTGAACTTATTGATCTGGAGCAGTCTTTCGTCAATCTGTCCGGTAGTCGCAGCTGCGCGAACTGAGCAGAGTTGATCCACCAGGCTCTTAAACATCTTGGGTGCCCCAGTGTCCGGGCTGGTCACTATAGGTCTGTTTACGGGAGTGTTTTCAATAACTTCTCTTGCGTTTACTGCATCTTCAGCAGCGATGGCCTTCTCCAGTGCCTTAATCTCAATCTCCAGAGCATCAAACCTCTGGCTTTCTTCGTCGGTAAAGCCCCGACCCGCACCCTTGGCCACGTTTAATAACGCCGCCTGAGCATCAATCTTTGCCTTCAATTGCTGTCTAAAGTCCATTATTAAGTCTCCTTTCATGATTGACATGTATTTTGATGTATAGATCCAGGGGCGCTTGCTCTGGTTCGGCCCTTGGCTTCACCAATCCATCCGGTTCATTGTTGTCAGGCTTAACCTGGTCTAACACTTCACTAAGTAAGTCCCGAGCCTGAACAAGCCTGTTTTCATTACTTACCGACAAGACTTTGCCCTCACCCTTAATTACTTTCGCAGTAAAGGCAGGAGCGTTGTGGAACCGCGATAAGTCCATCTCCTGCCCGTTGATAAACAGTTTTCCACTTCGGGTCGATGCTGCAACTTGCGTATGTTCTTCAAGTTCATCAGCAAACCCATATTCGAGCGCCTCCGCAGCAGTCATCCATGTTTCCGCTGTCATTAATTCGACGATTCTCTCTCTGTCTAGTCCGGTTTTCTCCTCATAGGCAGCAACTATGGATTCGTCAATCTTGTCCATGTCATCTGCCATCTTCCGCATATCGTCTGCGTTGCCTAACATGATTGTCCATGCCTTATGTATCATCTGCATGGCATTAGCCGGCATTATTACCTTGTCGCAGGCGGTCAGAATAACTGATGCTATAGATGCAGCCAGTCCATCAACATATGCCGTCTTGTACGCACTGTGCCGCTTCAGCATCGATCTAATGGCATGACCTGCAAATACGTCACCGCCGGCAGAGTTGACATAAATGTTCAGCGTAGTTATGTCTCCTAGCGCATCCAAGTCTTCCTTAAACTGTTTGGGAGTGACCTCATCTCCCCACCAGGAGTAACTGGAGATCTCGCCGTAGAGCATCAGTTCCCCAACATCGGGGTCAGCCTCCTTGGCTTTAAATTGCCAGAACTTCTTGGCTTTCAATAGACTTCACCCCTTTCGTAAGCCATCCCCATAAGGTTAAATAACTTCATCGCCTACCCCCTCCCCTCGTTGATCATCTTGAATATCTGATCGGCAAGGGCTTGGGTTTGGGCTTCCGGTGGTTCCTTGCCCGCTTCACCCATATTGAGCGGCTCCAGATAGCGGTCGCCGTTCTCAATCGGATTCATATTTTCGAGTTTCCTGATGTCATTGACCGACATCCAGCCCCACTGCCTAGCGGTTGCATAGGCGGTTGCCCGGCTGGCGGCGTCGCCCCGAAGTAATGAGTCAACCTTGAACTCGAGATAATAGCCCGCTTTTCTCTCCTGGATGGTCAGCAGTTGCTGGTTGATGGCCTCCTCCCAGCGCTTGAACCAGGGCAGCATGGTGTACATAACAAATTCAAGCGACTGCTGCTCTATATTGCTAAACGTAGCTTTGTCCAGGTTCTGTATCAGGTGCAGCGGCACCCTATAAATCCGCGCGATGTCCTCAGTCTGAAATCTCTTATTCTCGATCATCTGGGCGTCAGCCGGCTTGATGGTAAACTGCGAGAACGTCATGCCTTCTTCCAGGATCAGCGGCTTGCCCAGGTTGGCCATCCCGGTGTAGTTCTTGGTCAGTTCATCTTTCAGTCGCGCGAAGGCCGCATCTGACATGGCATTGGGATGGGTAAACGCCCCGCTGGGATTCACGCCGTTCTCATAAAGTTTGTTGCCATAAGCCTGATAGTTAAGCCCCAGCCGGATGGCTGAGGCCGCGTATTCTATGGGACTGAGGCCGATTACACCGTCGAGGGACATCCCCGGCAAGTGGAACACCTGCTGGCGAGTCAGTATCCGCTCATTGTTACCCTCCCGGACCTTATAGATTAGACGGTTGTCTTTGTCGCGCTCGATTCTAACCGCATTCCAGGGGTACGGGTACAGTCCCAGGAGGCCCCCATTGGCGTTGACCAGCCTTTCGCAGACCGCATTGCCGCCGGTATTGAGCGAGATCATGCACGATTCCTTGAAGGAAAACGGGCTCATCTCATCGTTAGGCGAGTTATGGAGTATGTCGTAGATAGCCAGGTCGTTGACCTGCTCCCGCTCTCCGTCTTTACCCTTGCGGTACAGCATGGCCGGCATGGCCGCCAGGGTCTCGGACAATACCCGGACACAAGCAAACAGGGCCGCATACTTCATGGCGCTGCTGGTGGTCACCGGCACCTGGCCGCTGATGACGGGTATGTCATCGCCCCTTACAAAGGCCCGATTAATCTCATCCCAGGCAGAATTATTAAATAACAGTTTGGCTTTTTGCCATAGATTCAAGGTTTCACCTCCTATAAAAGCGACCGCATACCGCGATCCTCGTAGACTGATTTATCATTTTGATGTACTATCGCCCTGGTCATGGCGTTAATAGTTGCCACTACCCCATCTATGCGCTCTATGCGTGGGCCTTTAATCGGCCGCACATTCTCGTTCTCATCCATCTTCACTTCGACATTGCCGATATTCCAACGGAGTACCGGATGCCCATCGTGCATTATTTTTTTACCCATAGCCAGTTGCTCGATCTCTTTCATGGCCGGCGACATAGTTTTGTAACCTTGCCGCGCTTCCACCATGGTCAGCCCCGCATCCTCCAGGTGGATGGCGGTCTGGGTAGCGTTCCACGGGTCAAAACCGATCTCCAGGATGTCGTATCTGTCACGCAGGTCAATCACCTGCTGCTCGATGTAGGCATAGTCGATGACGTTGCCCGGTGTGGTGTTGATATGTCCCTGCCGCACCCATTCGTCGTATTTCACATGGTCACGCTCCACCCGCTCCTTGATGGCATCCTCCGGTATCCAGAACCAGGGCAGGACCACCCACTTTTTGTTGATGTCATCGGGCGGGAACAGCAGGACAAAGGATGTTAAATCGATCTTGGAAGATAAATCGAGGCCGCCGTAGCACGGCCGCCCCTCTAATCGTTTTATATCGATCTTGCGTTTGCATAAGTCCCAAAAATCCAGGCCCAGCCACTTACTGGACTTGATTTTCTCCCAGGAATTTAACCGTAACCAGCGGAAGTTCTTTTCCTTGGCCAGGTTGCCTTGCGACGATATGTACTGATCCCGTACTTTTTCGATATCGACGGTATGCCCCAGAGATGGATTCACTTTGTGCCACAGTTTTTCATCGCCCCAGGCAATCTCATCTACCGGCTCATACTCCCGGCCGGTCCAGATCCGCTTGTTGTCATTGTCGGCCCCGTAGATCATGGCGTAGAATGTCGGGTCAACCTTGGCCCCCGTCAGGACGTCTACTGCTTTTTGGTGTACCTCCCATCCTACGCTGCCATGGTCCGGGTCATCCCCGGCGGTGGTAACAAAAAAGAACAGTGGCTGCGTTCTGGCGTCACCGGATCCGTCGGTCATTACGTCATACAGCTCCCGATTGGGCTGGGCGTGGAGTTCGTCAAAGACTACGGCGTGGACGTTGAG